CCTCTATGTCTTTCTCACAGATGGGGCAAGTGTAGTCATCATCAGGGTAGTCATTCTCTGCACGTAGCTTGGCTATGTCCTTCCTATGTCCACTCGTACATGACTTGCACATACTCTTCCTATCTGCATGGTGAGTGGGAAAGTTCCAGATAGGCTGAACAATACCACAAGTGCGACACTCATAAGCATCAGTGTGTGTCTGCCCAGTTGCGTCCGTACTTGTACTCACTGTCAAGTCTGCATCGGAAGTTGAAGTGTCTTTCAACGTCCCGCATACATTGAAGAATAAGTCTCCCTGTGTCATCTTCCTGCCCTTCCTTTACTATTACTTGTACCTCATCGTGAACAAAGGCTACGATGTGTGCATCTAGTCCTGCCTTCTTGATAGCATCTTCAATGAATACATACCAAGTCTTACATAAGATAGCACCACAACTCTGCAGCAAAGTATTAAGTGCAGCGTGACTGTGACGAATGGGAATGATACGTCCATCAAGTCCCTTGACCCAGCCTCGCTCATCTGCTGCGCTAGCCACTGCATCCTTGAGATACTTAAGGGCTGGTAGTTTCTTCAAGAACTTATTCTTGATAGCCTTACCTTCCTTAGCACCCTTGCCTATGATCTTGCCTGTCTTCTCATCGCCACTGCCATACAGGAATCCATAGATAAATGTCTTAGCCTGATTGCGTGACTCAAGGCCAGCAGCCTGTTGATTGGCAGTATGGATATCACCATTCAATACCACATCAGCATATGATCCATTGTCATAAGCAGCCATGTAATGAGCAAGACAACGTAGCTCCAAGCCAGAAGCATCAGCCCCAAGTAGGCTGTAGCCCTTCGGAGATATGAAGAGTGATCTACATTCCTTGCCATACTCTGCACCCACGCTAGGTATCTGACCAGTGTTGGGGTTAGAGTGAGTACAACGAGAGGTGACAGCACCCATATGATTGACACGCCCATGTATCTTACCTTCCTCTTCAAGCTTAAGCCATGCTTGTTTACCTGTAGCTAGTTGGCCTATGCGCTTATTGAGGAGTAGGTACTCGTTGAGTAGCTTGGCCTCTGGCATATCAATACCAGCTAACACTGTCTCATCTACCTTAGGCTCACCTGTCTCAGTGAATACCTCAGGCTCCCAGCCTCGCTTCATCAGTCGGTCAGCAATCTGCTGTCGTGATGCAGGGTTGAAGGGGATAGTCTTTGTCTTAGTCTTAAGCTCTACAATAGTAGGCTCAAAGGTATCAACCAACTCCTGCTCAATCGTACCCCTACGTCCTGCAAGAGTGGCATACAATTTCTGTGCAGCGTTGACATCAAAGTCAAAGCCTCGCTCCTCTTGTTGGACAAGCAGGGTGTGTAGTCTGTGTTCAAGGTCAAGGGCTGGTTGGCTGAAGTCCTTTGACTTGATCCTGTCGTACAATACCTTGGTGACTTGCGTGTCTTGTACACAGTAGGTGAGCATGTCAGAGGTATATGTTGTAAAGCTTTCGCTACCATTATTGAAGTCACCTTTTAGTTCTCCTAGTCTGTGACCCCATGCCTTAAGGCTATGACTACCAATCAACTTAGCAGGGAAGTTTCCCTTCTTGTTTAGCTTGAAGTCTAGTTCCTTTAGGTGAGGCCAGATTGTGCGTGAACATACCAACGTGTCTACGATATTACCAGTGTAGGTATAATCATAAAGCTTCTTCATCACACGCAAGTCATAGTCAATGACGTTATGTCCAACCAATGTTGTTACATTATCAGTCATAAACTGTAAGGCTTCTTGCGTCTGTGTTGGGTCAAAGGTGTATACCTCATCAGTCTCTACGTTTCTGAAGACATGACACCATACCTGAGTTACACCCTTGAGTAAGTTGTCTGCTTCTAAGTCCCATATGTATTCCATACTGTGTCTCCGCACTAGTTAAAATTCTAAGTCTTCATCGTCCTCTTCAAAGAATACTTCTACCATTCTGCCTGTATCCTTAATGTACTCTAAGCTATTACATAGGCCAGTCTCACCTGACCATCTATTCTTTAGCACCCTGATGTGTGAGATGTGTGGGTTGTCCTTGTCCTGTTGGTTACGCTCAAGACCCACAACGATATCACTTAGCTGACCGATAGCAGCACTGCCACGTAACTGTGCCATGCTAGTCTGTGCGCCATCCTCATGTCCCCTGTCACCAGACGGACGCTTGAGGTGAGAGATAAGTATGAGGCCACAGTTAAGTTCCTCAACCAGAGTACGCAAGCGAGTCATAGTATTGTCTATCAATCGCCTCTCATCTCCACCCTCTAAGCCACTAACAACGATACTAATGTGATCAAGTACGATGTAATCGCAGCCACAACCACGGACAAGATAGCGTATCTTGGATAGCAGATTATCACTATCAGTGCTACCCCAGTGATCATACAGATATACTCTACCAGACCCAACTGTTGCATCAAAGGCATCTCTCAGTTCCTCATCGTTAATGTTTAGTCCTTGTAGGTGGAGAGGTCTGTTAAGTTCAATAGACATAAGGCCAAGGGCAGTACGCTTGATGTTCTCTTCAAGTGCAATGTAACCTATGGTCTGTCCATTGTTGATGAGACTGTGTGCTAGCTCACGTGCTAGCTGAGACTTTCCGATTCCACTACCAGCAGTAATGGTAACGATCTCACCCTTACGACAACCACCTGTCTTCTCTTGTAGTCCAGCATAGGGATAGGCTACTGCTTCTCGCTCATCCACTGCTGTTACTACATCCCACAGTTCAGTACCAGCTACGATACCATCAGGTCTGTATGTCTTAGCAGACCAGACAGCATTGATAAGTTCCTCACTGCGTCCTGCTTGTACCATCTCACTAGCATCCTTGAGTGGAAGCGTAGCAATCTTGGCCTTGTTGGGTGGTAGGATGTTAGCACACTCACGTGCTGCAGCCTGACCTACCTCATCCTGATCAAACATAAGGATGATGCTGTCGTAACCACACAACCATTCAATGGCATTAGCAATAGCTTTCTTTGCACCTGCTGCACCATTGGGTACACTGACCACACTATACTTGTTGTCAAAAGTTTGACTGACTGATAGTGCATCTATCTCACCCTCTACAATAGTAATCATCTTACCATTGTCACGGCATAGGTGCTGACCATACAAGCCAGCCTCTTTGAGATTACCTAGTACACTGAAGTCTTTGTTAGCAAAGCGTAGCTTCTGTGCTACTACCTCACCATCCTTGTTGTAGTAGCTAGCTACCTGTACTGCCTTGCCATGATAGTTAGCTACCCCATAACCCCAGCGTCTTGCAGTCTTCTCAGTAATCTTCCTCTTGTTCAGAGCGATAGGCTCTGGTGTAAGGAAGGTATCATTGTAGTCTGTGATACGTACCACGTTCTGCATGTCCTCTCCTTCTGGTGGAGTGTAAGTGTTGCAAGAGAAACAGTAGTGATGACCATCAGTATAGAAAGCATTGGCATCACTACTGCCACATTTCAAACAGGCTTCATGCCCAATGAGTTCGCTATCCTCTTCCACCTAACCCATTCCTTAAGGTACGTGCAGTGTTCTCTAGTCCTTTGGCTATCTCTAAGATTAGATCATCGTCATACTTGATGTCATCTGAGAGCATTTCGTGTGCCATGTCATAGTAGTTCACATGCTCTACTAGTTCATGCTGGTCTACATAGACTGATACACTCAGTCCATTGGTATCAAACTCAGCGTTCATATCTACTTCAGATACCCATTCTTCTTTGATGTCAATGACACTCATGTCAGCCACTCCTTAGGTATAGTTCCTTCTGCCCAGACAAAACCTTGTCGGTCTGCCCACTCTCCGCATGTCATCTTAGTACCATCCTTCCTTTTCTTAGCACCCTGTATTGTAGCACTAGCGTTCTGAAAGACAAAGCGTACATCCAACTCTGGATACTGTGCCTTCACTGCCTTCATCTTACGCTGGCTATCCTGTCTAAGATAACCCTTGAGTTCTACAATCATATTACCAACTGCTAAGTCAGGGATGTAGTGACGCTCCACATGGTAGGCCAGCTTCTCTGGCTCGTATACATATGGAACGCCACGCTCATCTAGGTCTGAGATAACCCTTGCCTCAAAAGTCCCTTTCGTCATCGGCACTATCCTGTGATGCTTTCGGGATATCATCTTCAAAGCGAGCTTCTTGGTTGTTGTCTTTGGTAATGGCCTTGTGGACATAACCACCATCCACTGCTTCCAGACCACCAGTATCTTCCTTCTCTTCTGCAAGGCTTAAAAGCTGCAGCTTCCAGAAGCGTAGTGATACACCCACTTGCTTAGTGTTCAGCATTACATAAGGATAAGGTTCCACTACAATTTTCACATGAGAACCACGCCCAATCTTTACAGCATCAACAATAGGATTTAACTTACCATCAAATACTGTTGTCTTCTGTGTAAAAAAAGAACCATCCTTCTTCTGAACAACAGGCTTAAGTTTAGCTTTAATAAGGATATCACCAGTATCATTACCGTCCTTATCTTTTGCTGGACTACCTGCTTTAGCTATGGACAGGGACTCTGCGAGTTGCTTGCGCTTATTCTCAGGAGCATCCTTGATAGCTTGGTCTAGCTTTTTCTGTGCTAGTTCATCAAGATATTCACATAGCTTTTCTGCTCGTTCTTGTTCTACTACAATGGCTACATCATACACACCATGAAGTTTCTCATATTCTTTGTTAGGTTCAAAGGGGTTACACCATGCAGTGGTTCCTTCAATTGTAATCGTATCCATATAATATCTCCTATGATTATGGATCGTTAGTCTGGCTATAGGTACAGTTTAGAACTACGCAAAAAAGTACTGTGATTTCAGTATGTTCTGCAGGTCTAAGTTACCTGTAGCCGGTGGTTGTGGAACGTCATCTGTTCCAAGTGTGACAGTAGCATGATTACGTAGCTCAGTCAACACATCATGTTCAGTATATAACCGAACAAACTCTTCTCTTAGTATCTCCGACAGTCTTGGCATGTCAGAACTGTGAGTACCATAGCTGTCATGCACCATTGCAAAGTCAGTGATACCCTGCTTCTTACAACTGTTGATAGTCTTAGTCATAGCTGCAGCATCCATTGAGTGGATGAAGTTAGGGCTAGCACCTGAGGCAGTACGCCTCTTGCTTACCTCATTATCTCTATCCTTGTTGAAGATAAGCTGCACTGTACTACCATTGATGTGTGTCCAGATACGTTTCTTATCTACCTCGTTGTAGTTCTGCATGACCAGCCAGTTAGTGGGTGTGATCCACTCCATGTGTCTGTTGTGTTCAGCATAGACAGCACCAACATCCTTGATGTAGTCCATCACCTGTCGTGCTGACTGGATGACACCATTGATAGCTGACCACACGTGCTTGGATAGATAGGTTGAGGCATTGAACAAGTCATCACCAAAGATATCTGGATCACCCTTCTCTATTCTATCTCGTATCGCTTCGTCAATGTAGGTACGACAGGCATGGATAGTACCACTGTAGGGTACAATCATCACTGGTCTTTTAGTCAGTGACCTGTTGATACCAAACTCTATAAATTTTTTTGCTAAAATTTCGCCTTGTTCTGCATCCCTTACTACTGCCTTCATTGCTTCTTCAGCTACCTCAGTGTAGATATCTTGAGGCAGGGTGGCAGGTATCAGGTTAGTAGCCCTACCCCCACGCTCATCCCTAAGGATGGCTGATAGATGTTGCAGTCCATTGCAGCTACCATCAGCAGACGTAGGTAAGTGAGACATGAAACCCCAGCCCTGCTTTACTAGACCATTGAACTCAAGACACCAGCCTAAGAATTGGAAAGGCTTGTCAGCATCCAGCCACCACACATTATCATATGGGTTGTCAGCTACACGCTTGATCTCATCTGCATTATCCCATGCCCACGACTCGCGTTGGTCTAGTGTTACCTTGTCGTTACCATATAGGTTAGCACCATGGATACAAAGCCAACGTGCGTCATCCCAATTGTTGATGGGCTTGCCTGTCTTGAATAGTAACAGAGCCTTGCTCCAATCAGCAGACTGAGGTGACATGAAGGTACTACTGGCATACTTGCGTGACCTGAAATCATTCTGCCATACATAGTAGAACTCATCGTAGGTAGTGTACTGTTCAGCAATCTGTAGTGTACGCTCAACCTGAATACGTTTACTCACTGTCCTGTTGTTGAAGGTGTATATCTCACCTCGTTTCTTTGACCAGTTCCTAAACTCCTGCTTCTCAGCCTCATCCATAGCTGCTGGTTCCTTGTTAAAGGGGTAGCTAGGCAGTGGTCTGTCCTCTCTGGCTGGTAACCCACCCCACTCCTGTCCACTGTCCCACAGTGAGCGTGTAATCGCCAGCAATGGCCTATTGATTTGCCATGGTGTGTGCTGCAGTGTGTTGAGGCAGTCAAACTCCTGAGATAAGTCTCGCTGTTTCAGCTTGGTCATGTGTTCCTTCATAACTCATCTCCTTCTAATTATTGGTAGGTCATTTAAGAACTCTGCGTGATACCCACCACCATACACGCCTGTCCAATCCTTGGGTGGTATGATGCAGGGTGTCCAGCGTGGACGCAAAGTCTCATTGTGTTCATTGAACGCCTTGATCCACTCCTCAGTCAGAGGTGTAGCGCGTAGGAATGTAGTAGTCTTGTGCCTTGAGGTGGTCAGCTTCTCTAACTTAACTACCCCTGTGTTCTGTATTACTACGTCAATCAGGCGTAGCCCTACGTGTATACGTTCTTCCTTACCCCAAGCTAGATA